GAACCAGGCGGAATGGGCGCAGTTGATGAGCATCAGAGATGCCCAGTTCTTCCGCGGGTAGTTGCTCTGGTCGCACTCCATTTCGGTCCCGATGTACTTGCGCTCGTGCTGGCTGGTGTAGTCGCCGTGCTTCACCACCTGGACTGCGTACTTCGGATCGAATAGCGCATCGAGTTCCGCCACGTCGGCCAGCATCAGCATGTCGCAGGCGTCAGCGAAGATCGCGCGGCCACGGAAGCCCATGAGGTAGGGTACGAGAAAGCGAGAAATCGTGAAGTTGTTCGACCCCTCCGGCAGGCCGAGCGCTGCAAGCGGATGAATGCTCACGGTCTTGCTGGCGCGTTCCATCACGCTCGCGCAGAAGGTGTAGAACCCCACCGCTTCGCGCTTGTCGTATCCGCAAAAGAGGTCAATCATGGTCAGCCGCGGCGAGCCACGATCCGCATGTCGCGATGATTCCGCCCGGCCGGATGGCACTGGGTCGGTTCTTCCTTGATCTTCACGAAGCCGTGTTCGGTGAGGAAGGCTTTCAACGTCTCCGGGGTCCATCCCCACCGGTGAGCCATAAATTGGTCGCCATGGCGGGGATCGCCATAAATGCCCCAGTAGCTCAGCTGGTCGGGGTGCTTACCGCCCTCCATGCGCCCGCTCAGGATGTTCTCGCAGCACTTCTTCAGGTTCGGCAGCTCGAGAGTCAGCACGCCGCCAGGAATCAGCAGGCGCTTCCACTCAGCGATCACGGTGTCGCACTCCCAGCGGTAGAAGTGTTCGAACAGGTGGATCGCCATGATCTCTTCGACCGACTGGTCCGGCAGCGGGATGTTGTCCGCTCGAGCGACGATCTCGGCCGCAGTACGCTCCGCCACAGCATCGACGCCGGTAAACCCTGGCACCTTGCGACTGCCACAACCAATGTTCAGTTTCATTTGCTCGCTACCTCTTTTGCGAAGGCCCACGCCTGCGCTGCTTCTGTTGCGCGCCATTGCCACATAGACAAGCGCTGAAGGAATTCCAGCCGGTTCGCTGGGGTGAAATCTCGCTGCTGCAGCCACATGGCCGCGCCGTTCTCGGCTTCGAAGGGAACGCCGGCGATGGTTGCGTCCACTGCGCAATTCGAATGGCGGCACACCACCAATGAAGCACCGCGAAGAAGATCGGCGAAAGGTGTCGCCGCATCGATCTCGCACTTGAGACGCAGTGGGTCTCGCCCTTTCGGACGGAAGATGATTCGTCGCCCTGGGAACCGAACACGCAATCGTGCGTGCATCGATCGCTCCCACATGGTTTCCTTCAGGTACTCCCTCGACTTCCTTCCGAGGCCGACTAACAGGATCGGACCCGACGGGTTGGAATCGCTTCGCAGCTTCACCCCCATTCCACCCCACCGCTCCGGATTTGGCTCGGTTCTATCCAGCCATTGCTGCGGGTGGTCACTGTCAATCGACATGCGAACGTGCCCGACGATCTTCTTTCGGTCAAAGTAGCCGAGATCCCAATGAAGCACTCGGCCACCGCGGGCAATCTGCGCCTTGCGCGCTTGGTCGTTCACCGCGGCGCCGACGCCGAACAGGACAAGCCAATCGCTCTTTCCTCTGAATTGCGTCGTCTCTTCAACCTGGTCGCCGGCCGCGCGCGCCCCCTCTGCGAGTGCCAACAGCATCGGTTCGCCGCTGGAACTCAGCTTGTGCGCCCTCAGAAATTCGACCGAAGCCATGCGACATACGTTGCGGCGACCGAATCGATCGATGGCGCGGCGTTGCGCAGGGTTTTAGAGGCGTCCAGGCGCGCCGCCGTGGGCTCCAACTGATCGAACGCCGTGACCAATTCCTCCGCCGTTTCGGCCCACCGCTCAGCGCCAGAAGCCGTTGCGAGGTAGCCGGCCTCCCGATTGCAGATCACCGGCGTTCCGCTTCCTTGCGCGTTCGCCAACTTCACATTGCTCTTCCACTGCCGCGGCGCGTAGCCGCCGGAGTCTCGAAGCGCCAGCACAATGTCGACATCTGCAAGCTCGGCGGGCTGCATCACGAACTGCCAGCCTCGCCGCGCGCATTCGGCCTCTATGACTGAGCGCCACTTCGCTATGTACTGCTCGCCGCCTTCGTAGCCAACCACCTTGACGGGTCGAATCGGGTTCATCCGAAGCCCTGGGCGCGCATGATGCGGCAACGCCAGTACGGGCAAGCCGAATCGCTCACAGTCCTCCGCCATCGCCTTGGTTGCTGCGACGATGCCAGCCGGACGGATCATGATGATCTGCTCTTCCAGCCAATCGAGGCAGCGCCGCTTGTTCCATTCATTGCCGACCGGCTGCGGCCAGGCGTCGACAACATCCCAGACCACTTTCGTTCCTGCGCGGCGGAAGCGATGCAGGAGCTCGGCCGTCGGCCTCTTCACCAGAATCGCGACGTCGTAGGGCGCCACATCCAGCGCGTTGGGGACGACTGCAGCACCTATCGCATGACCCAGCTGCACGCCTCTGATCTGCCAGGAACCGCTAGTGCCGCGGCCGGTCATCAGAACATGCATTTCAGAAGCCTCTCGAAAGGTTCGCCACTGGCGATCTCGTCAATCGTCCATTGCGCCCATGCCAGCCGGCGAAACATGCTCAGCCGGCCCGAATCCGTGTTGTCTTGCGCTCCAATCCAGTTCGGCATGTGCGACTCGATGCGAATGCCCCACATCAGCGCCTTGATCGCGGCCCCGCTGCCCCATGTCACCACCTCGCCGGCATTCGACAGGTCTTGCTCGAGCGGGATGCATGCGGACGTTCCAGGGTGCCGCCTGATCCTGCCAACCTGATTGTTCGGCCAATCTCTCGGCATCGCAACCCCGACGGGCCCAATGCCACGCTGCGGAAGAACTACTCGCTCGCCACCGGTGCGCCATGCAGCCAGATCCACTCCCAGCCTGTCAAATCGCTCCGAGCCGCCGAGAGGGAAGCGGCCGGCCGTGTTGTGCATGCCGAGCGCCATCGAATACCAGCGCTTCCCTGCGAAGTCGTTCCCCCATGCAGCGTTCTCGGCCACGATCACTGGAAGGCCGCGGGCCTCATATTCCTTTGCCGTCCGATCCGCGGCGCCAATCCTGTTCCATGTGCAGAAGACCTCGGGGTCTCCGATGCGCTTCAATCCGCTTTCGAAAGCCGCCCGCCGCTCAGGCAGCGTGTAGCGCAGGTTCAGCAAGGCACGCATGCAGGTCGCCCATCGGGTACGCGCGCAAAGTCGAGCCTGGCGTGCAGTTGATGATCTCGACGCCGCGCGGCTTGTAGGCCATGAACTGCTTCTTGAACACTTCGAAACGGGCCGCATTCGGGTTTCGTAGCGGCGCCGGATGCGGTCCAAAGAAGTGCGTTCCTCGCATGTCGTAGCCCAGCAGCAGGATCCGGGTCGCCCCAAGTTTCACTGCCACCATCATTCCAAGAAGTCCGGAGTTCGTTCCGCTCGCCACGCCGGTCACTCGCTCGAGGTCGGAGAGGCCCTGCCAGTCAGGCGCAGTCGTGAACTTGCGTCCTGCGAAACCCATCGCCTCTTGGTTGTTCTTCCACCACGAGGCATCGCAGCTTGCCAGCGCATCGGCCCATGGAGCGAACTCGTAGGAGTTGCTGACGCAGACCACCTTGCACCGGCCCTTCACTGCATCGGCCTGCTCCTGCGTCAGGCTCTGGCCCGTCGCCAACACCGCGAAATTCATTGCCCGGAATCGCTCACGCCGGCAGAAACAGGAATCGTCAGGTACTCCAAGCCTGATTCCTTGTCAGCCAGGAACCCGTGCGGGTTGTAGATCACGTCAGCCATATTGCGGCGGACATGCACCAACCGCAATGCCGCTTTCAGTCCATCGCGGAAGCGGATGACGATGCGTGCAGAGATTTGCGACTGCGTTGCCTGGGACTGGATGAACTCCCGCGCGCTCAAGGGCTCGATCGCAGCCCAGACGGTTGCAACCTCGACCCATTCGCTGGTCGTTTCTCCGGTGTCGGGGTCTTGGATCGCCTCGCCATTCGAGTCAACCACAGCCACGAACTCTTCGATCCTGACGCGATGGCGCAGGCGGCCGGCTTCGATGCTCATGCGATCGTCGACTTTCTGGAGCCAGACAGCAAACTGGATGCGCCGGCGCCGAGCACGTACCCGTGACCCCAATGCGATGGAACCGCCGCGGCATCGGATCCGTCGCGGTATCGGTACTGCTGCGCGAGCTCCACCAGCACAGCACCGACGACCAGCGGCTTGACAGTGAGGCCGTTCGAATCCTCGAAAGGGATTGGGTCGCCGTTGCTGTCTTCGATGACGACGCCATTGGCGTCAGTCGCCGGCACGTAAGCGCGCCATTCGTCCTTGAGCCAGGAAAAGACAGCCCCGCTGATGACGGGGATCATCATTCCGAGCCACGCGTCGTCGGCGTCCGTGTCGGTGCGCAAATGAATGCGCGCCTGCTCGATAGTGACAAGTTCAGCCATGGTCAGCCTTGCAGCTTGATCGGCGCCGGCGGGTTGGCGTCCGCACCCTTTTGCCCGCGCTCGCCGTCACGACCCTTGCGCGCTGCGATGATCCAGTCTTCGCTGCGGGATTCCGGCTTTGCCGAGGTAGCCGACTTGGCGATCCACAGGGAACCGTCGTGCACCCAAGCCTCACCCGCTTGAGCTTTCGTGCCGTCGCGCCAGTAGCCAGCCGGACGAATGCCCCCGGCGGGGTAGCGCAGTTCCTTCACGCGCCCCGCAGCGGTCGCTTTCAGCGCGATCTCGTGCGATTCGGGCAGGTATTCCATTTCGAAGCCATCAAGACTCAGGCCGTCGACCCCGTTCGAACCGTCCTTGCCGACGACAACGCCAAGGCTCTTGACCTCGCCGTTGGTCAGCGTGATCTGCAGGGCTCCGTCACGGTCGATCATGGCGCCAGCCAGGCCGAGGCCGTCTGCGCCCTTCTGTCCATCCGCACCGTTTGCGCCGGGGGCCCCATCCTTGCCGTCGATCCCATCACGGCCGTTGGCTGGGGTCGGGATAGCCTTGACGGCATCCTCCACGAGTCGGCGCACTTCGGAAGCGTCGGCATCCTTGCCGTCCCGGCCGTCAGCGCCGTCCTTCCCGTTGGAGGGCGTCGGGATCTGAGAGAGCAGTTCCTTGATAAGCGATTCACGGTCGACGGGCGCAGCGTCCTTGCCGTCGGCGGGCACCGGCAGAGCTGCAACGGCTGTGCTGACTGCGCGCGCAACCTCAGCCGATACATCGACCGGCTTTGCAATCTGTGCTTCGAGGTCGCCGATGCGCTTCTGAAGCGGTGCAACGGCTTCGCGGATGGCCGCGCCCATGGCTTCGCCGAACTTCTCTGGGTCAAACATTCGTGGCCTCCGGTTGTGCGGCTTTGCGCATGGCCGCGATGGCCTTTTGTGTTGCGACGATGGCGCGGGCTTCTTCGATCAAAGCTTTGTCTTCGTCGCTGATTTCTACGGCTGCTGGCTCCGGCTCTGGAATAGGCGCGGGGGCAGGCGCTGGAGCTGGGGGCTGCATGTTCGGATCCCAGTCCTTCCGATCCTCGAGCATGCCCAGCGGGTAGTCTTGCTGCTGCCCCCAGAGAGTCCCGCCACCTGGCGTCGGCGCCATGTTGAAACGGGCGCGCGCTTCGTCCGGGGTCTTGATCTTCCCGCCGACGAGCTTGGTTTCGACTTCGGCGCGCTTGGCTTCGTCCATGCGCAGCAACGGCGCAAGGTCGAGCTCCACGCTCAGCGGCAGGTTGATCTTCAGCCCGTCATTCAGCAGCGCTTCCATGTGTTCGATGTGCGTCTGCAGAGCGTCCTGGTAGTACATCTGGTTCACACCGTCGACGCCGAGGCCCGAAGGAATTGTGCCGATGCCCACCTTGAAAGGTGGCACGCCGAAGGGCTGGCAAATCTGTTCGTCCGAGTAGCGCATCTGCTCGACCATCTGGGAATCGATGCTCTTCATGGCGAATGGCGTGAACTTCATGTCGGCGCCGATGATCGCCACGCGGCCAGAGTTCGTGCCGGTAAAATTCGTATCCCAGTAGGCCTTCACGTCCTTCGCGTCTTCGTCCGACATGCCTGCGGGCGCCGTCAGCAGGCCGCCTGGCTGCGCGTTGTTCGCGAAGAACTCAGTGGCGCTGCGCATGATCTTCATGTTCTTGAGCGCCGGCCAGTAGGCGGCGGCCAACGGAGGAATCCCGATCAGCGGGTGGTGCAGGGTCATGCACCGGTCGTGGATGATTTCGCTCGCCGGCACGATGAGTCCGGCCGCTGGGTATCCGTCAGGAAGCGTGTTCAGCGGGTCGGTGTAAAGCTGGTAGTAGACCTCGCCAGCATCCGAAACCATGGGTTGCACGCGGCAGGAATCGAGGATGTACAGGTCAACAACGACCTGCCGAGCATCCCGGCGCTTGAGTGCATAGGTGTTGCCGTGCGTGAGCTTGGCGATCATCCAGTATTCGCGGAACTGGCCTTGGGTTTGGAATCCGTTCGGCTTCGCCAGGACTGGTGAATACGCAGGGCTCGTCGTTTCTCTCGATACGCCAGACTCCAACCTAAGCTGCAACGTGAATGGCAGCTTCCCGATGTCGGAAGCGATGCGCGAAATGCAGGCGTACAGGGTCGGATAGGTCAGCAGGTCGCCGCGCTTCTCTTCGATGTTGCGCTGCCACGCCCCGCTGAAGGGCTCAAGGATCCGGCGCCAGCCGTCCCGGAAGCCGCTGCCGACATTGTGCAGAGCCTTCTGGGCGCCTTCGCGCGTGATGTTGAGCCCGAAAATCTTCATGCTGCCTCGCGCA